ATGGCGTTTGTGTCCGCGGGCGTTCGCTGGCGTGCTGGTTCAGTCGTGGAAAAAGCGGGTATTAAAGCGGGGTACATTTACCCGCAAGGCGATACCCCACCCATGCCCCTCACAGATGTCCAGGTCCGGCAGGCCAAGCCGGGCGAGAAGCCAAGGAAACTGACAGACGAACGTGGCCTGTTCGTTGAGATCAGGCCGACCGGCGCGAAGTACTGGCGCTACCGGTACAAGATTGAAGGAAAGGAGAACGTGTTCGCCCTGGGCGAGTATCCCGAGATGGGGCTTGCTGAGGCAAGGGTGGAACGTGATAAGGCTCGGGCCCTGGTTAAGCAGGGCAAGCATCCGGCGCATGTGCGTCGCACTGAGCGGGCTAAGCAGGCTGTTGAGAACAGGTCTTCCTTCAAGGTTGTCGCCCTGGAGTGGATCGGCAGCAAGACCGGCATCAGCGATAGCTACCGCAATCAGCTGACCCGGGCATTCACCAAGAATCTGTTCCCATATATCGGCAAGATGCCAGTGCGCGACGTGACCGCCGCCCATCTGCTGGAGTGCTTGCGCCGGATGGAAAAGCGCGGAGCTACTTACTACGCCATCTCGCTCTGCAACTGGCTATCTCAGATGTTCCGCTATGCAGTCAGGACTCTTCGAGCGGATACCGACCCTGCGGCGGCCCTTTACGGCGCCTTCGTTCGGCAGCCAATCGAGCACAGCCAGCCTATGTCAGTGGCGGAAATTGCTCGCTTTCGTAAGGGGCTGCAGGGCTACGGTGGGTTTCGCACGAACACCATCGCCTTGGAGCTGATGCTGCTTCTGTTCTTACGCACTGTGGAGATCCGGCGCGGCCGTTGGGAGCACGTCGACCTGGGGGCCGCGGTGTGGGACGTTCCAGCAGAGCTGATGAAGAAGCGGCGGCGGCACCTGGTGCCTCTACCTGCGAGGGCGATTGAGCTGCTGCGAGAGTTGTACTCCATTACTGGGGGGGGAGAGCTGATGTTCCCGGGACTGCGACACCCGAGCAGGCCAGTGGATGGCTCGACCTTCAACCGGGCGCTCGAGCGGCTAGGCATGAAGGGTTTTACATGCCACGACTTCCGAGCTACTGCATCCACGCACCTCTATGAGTCTGGACTATTCCGGGGAGAGGTTATTGAGATGCAGCTCGCCCATGTTGAGGGAAATAGAACAAAGGCAGCATATAACCATGCTCAGTACTGGGCGGAGCGAGTGGAAATGATGGCATGGTGGGGGGAATTTGCATGCCTAGCGGGTGAGACTATTCTGAAGTGAGGCTGGTAGGTCATAGGGAAATGAATCATGAGAAAAATATATGCGCTGCTTCTGGTTGCCTCGGCTCTTTCTGGCTGCAGTGGGTACATCACATCATGGGGCGACTCGTTCGAGGGGGCAGGTGATTATGGTCATGTATCGCCTGGCACAATAGTTGTTGATGAGAAGTATACCAAGGGAAGCGGTGGTGAATTGGTTGTAGGGGACTATGTTTCGATAAGTCTAAAAAGTGGATACATCACACACTTTCCTGAAAGTTCCTTGAAGCGAGGGTTAAACTGGGTTGCAAGATCTCCGGTTAGAGGGGAAGTGGCAATCTTGGTTGATGTCACGAACAATGGTCTTTCGGGTAGAGAGACCATGAAGAGCGGGCGTGTAGTCTTCTACAGTGATGATGTCTATGAGGGGCAAATGCTCAACATTTCATTTATTCCTGTATATGGGCCGGTGAAATATGAGGGTCAGCCCTTGGGGTTAAGTGTTCGTGTGTTGGAACTAGATAATGCGGATAATGCTCAGATTAAAGGGGTGCTTGATGCCATTGCCTCCGTAGGGGCTGCCTCCACAACTGCGGGTTCTCCTCTGCTGACAAATAGTATGAAAGATATAGGTGACGCCTTAGTTAAGAGTAATGCTGATGATACTTTTGGCGCTTTCGATGCAATGTTTCTTGGTGCGGGCAAGGATTTCGGCTCGACTGCGCCTGAGCTAAAGATTGGTGACTATGTCCTAATAAGAAAAGAGGATAGAGAGGAAGGGATTGATTGGAAGTATTACTGCTATAACGAGGCAAGGGGTATGTTGCAGTTGAGGGGGGAGCTTAACCGTAGTAGCTGTAATACAGTTAATAGGCAGCCTGATTTCTCATACATTGTGTTTTCTGTTTCGCGGAATGTTGGGGTCCACGATATGACCCCAGAGCTGAAGGTTAATGAGTTGCTTGAGGAGCTTAAGGCTGCGCCATCTGCCTCTCAAATGAAGAAGGTTGCAAATAACGCAGTGCGAGATGTAATTCGTAGTGCAACAATGAGCAGGGTAAGAGATTCGTTGGATATACTGAGTAGGGAAAAGACTACTGCTGTTTCTCGGCAGTTGAATGCCCAGGTTGTGGCGAATGCTCTGCAGTGTTCAAGTCTCTCAAGATTAAGTTATGAGAATCTAGAGTCTGAGCTTGAAGATGTTAAAGGCCTGTGCGGGGATTACTTTACAGGCGGAAGTCTTGCGATTTCGGACTATGAGTATGTGGCAAATCGCTTGGTTGTGATCAAGAACTGTCTTGTTCCCGGTGAAATCAAGGCAAGTTTGTTTTATGAAAACTTAAATGCCGCTGAGCTGGAGGCGAAAAGGTCTGCGCTGGTCACTAAATTAAGTGCGTGTGGGGCTTGAATTTAGGGCGGCTTATGCCGCCCTACTGCTTTTTAGATTCTCTATCCATTCTTGTACCTCTATCTGGGACCAGCGAGAGTATCGCCCCAGTTTGATCGGCGCTGGAAACTCCTCAAGCTGAATCATGTCGTAGAGCTTGGTCCGACCTATGCAGACCTGCTGCATGACCTCCTCGATCTTGATCAGGCGGTCTAGCGGTTTCGCTGTCATGCTGCCTCCTGTGTCGGCCAAGCGCCGACTGCGTCATAGATGCGAGCGGCCTGGACTTCGTCCAGGGTCACGCTGTTGGGGATGGCGATCCAGGCTGATGCCCGGATGTGGTTGGGGTTGCAGCCGGCCAGGTGCTCCCGGTAGAAGGCCTCGATCACTTCGGTCAGCTGGGCGGCGAGGTAGACGCCTTGCGGCGCTACCTCGGTGCTCTTGATGTAGCGCTGGCCGAACTGGTCAGTGCACAGGGCGCTGATGTAGATGCACCAGTGGTGGGCGAAGTCGCACACCGCGTCGACCATGGGGCGCGACTTGATTAGCCGGCCGGTTTTCCAGTTCACCAGGTGCTGCCCGCCGGCCGGATCGATGTTGAGCACGGCGGCGTGGTTGGTGCGCACCAGGGCCCGGCAGTTGCGCTCCAGGCGGGCGCGCATGTTGTGCGGCTTACGCATGCCCATGATGATCACCGTGGACTGGGTGGATGGCCCCGGGCAAGCTTGCGTAAATCAGCCTTAGCGAGAAGTAAGCATGTTTGAAGAGATCAAAGTTAGCTTCAGCATCCGCCCCAAGCATTTGCTGCTGTCCCCGCTTGGCATTCTGCTGGCGTTTGGAGTTTATAAGCTCCCCTGGTCTGACAGTAACGCTCCTGCTTGGGTACAAGCTGTTGGCTCCATAGCAGCAATCTTCGCGGCGATATGGATTGCGAACATTCAGGAGCGTCAGCGAGAGACTCAAGAAAAGGCGAGGGCTCGGCAAGATGCAGAGAAAATTGCGTCTCTGGCCTCTTTTCTCGGGGCTAGGGTGCTGAACGCCTGCCAGTTCTTGACCACCCCATTTCGTGACAACCGGGAGATCATCCTTAGATTTGTCGATGAGGTGGATGAGTGCCTGTCCCTCGCCCAGCGAGTGGACCTTACCCATATCCCCGGCGCAGATCTGACGAGGGAGTGGTTCTCTTTTGTTAACTGGATATCGACTGTTTCTGATCAGTATCACTGGAGATCTGGAAAAAGAGAGCAGGGCAGTCTCGATAACCTCATGCCTCCTGAAAGCTTCATCCAACAGGGCACCATTTTTCTTCAAGCTGTAGTTAGAGCCGCTAGCAAGCAGTGAACTCATGCTGCCTCCTCGCCCTGCTGCTGCTCCACCAGGTTGGCGCGCACCAGGGCGGCGGCCACCGGCGGGCAGACACTGTTGCCGCACATGCGCACCTGGCTGGACTTGGAGAGCTTTGGGTTGGTCAGGGTGCGGTCGTGGATGTAGTCGGCTGGGAAGCCCTGGGCCGCATAGAGCTCGTGGGGCTCCAGCATTCGCATGCCGATGTCCACGATCTGGTAGGGCTCGCCCTTGACCATGACCAGCCCCATTCGGTGCTTGGTGGTGATGGTGTGCAGGGGCTCGTCCAGCGGTTGGCCTACGGCCGTCTCGTAGTACTTCATCAGGAAGGCACGCACCTCGCCGAAGTGGCCGCCCGTGGTTAGGGTGTGCATCGGCTCGCGCAGATCCTGGCCGTCGCAGTTGTTGCGCAGCTTGAGCAGGTGGCTGGTCACCAGGGCGTTGTGGTCCACGGTGGTCACGGTCGGCGCGGGGTCTGTCATCGGGGCGCCTGGGCCCTTGTAGTTGCCGCCGTAGTGCTTGGCTAGGAAGGCGGCCACCAGGCCGATCGGCGCGGCGCCACCCGGGCGCTTGATGAAGCTATTGGCCGTGATGGTGGGCAGCGGCTGCTCTACCGATGTGCCCTGGTCGTTGGTGCGGAACTTGGTGATCACTGGGGCAACCACAGCGAAGTGGCCGCCCTTCACTTCGGCGCAGATGGTGCGCAGCGGCGCGTCGATTGGCATGTTGCGCTGGCTGGTACCGTTGGCGTGCTCTGTGATGAAGGGGGCCAGCTTTGGCACCACGAGGCCCGTGCCGAGCTTGCTGGTGATGGTCTGCAGCGGCTCGTCGAGCGCCTGGCCACGGAAGTAGTCATAGCCGTGGTTGACCTTGACCAGGAAGGGCTCGGCGGCGTCGATGACATAGCGCTGAATGCCGCGGGCGATCCGGCGCATGGTGGCCTCGGCCAGCGGGCGCTTGCGCTTGAAGATCGACGGGCAGGGAAGCGACCAGTCGATGATGTCTGCTGCCAGGCGCTGTGGCTGCGCATGCTTGGCCTTTACCTCGGCGCTGCTGGCCGCCAGGTGCGAGGGGCTCGGCCAGACGATGGGTAGGCCGTCGCAGCGGGCGATCAGGAACAGGCGCTTACGGATGGTGGCGGCGCCGTACTGGTTGGCGCGCAGCTCCCGCCACTCCACCTGGTAGCCGTGGCGGCGTAGGGCGTTGACGAAGCTGTTGAAGGTGCGGCCCTTGTTCTTCGGGCAGGGGCGGCCATCGGCCAGCGGGCCCCAGGTGACGAACTCCTCGACGTTCTCCAGCATGATCACGCGCGGGCGCACGGTGGCTGCGTAGCGGATGGCGACCCAGGCCAGGCCCCGAATCTCCTTCTTCACCGGCTTGCCGCCCTTGGCCTTGCTGAAGTGTTTGCAGTCAGGGCTGAACCACGCCAGGTCGACGGGGCGGCCCTGAGTGATCTCGCGCGGGTCTACTTCCCACACGCTCTCGCAGTAGTGCTTGGTGTGCGGGTGGTTGATCTCGTGTATGGCGATCGCTTCGGGGTCGTGGTTGATGGCGATATCAACTGGCCGGCCGAGGGCCATTTCGATGCCAGTGGAGGCGCCACCGCCGCCGGCGAAGTTGTCGATCACCAGGCCGCCGAAGTTGAAGCTGGGCTGCGGGTGGATACGATAGAAGTTGTTCATGCCCCGCCCCCGTGGACTAGTGAAGCAGCAATGGGCATGCTCCCGGAGTTTCCAATGGATTTCAGGGTGAAAGGGTGAGGGAGCAGCTCAAGCAACGATTGATCGAAGCGAGTGTCTGGGCGTTGTGGTGGTTGCTGGTCGGCTCTGCAACAGTCTGGGTAATAGTTTGGTCGGCAGGGTGGTGGGTTCGGCTTGGATGGGTGGATGCGCAAGCCGCCAGTTGGGCGCAGGCTTTGGGCTCGATACTTGCCGTTGCCGTCGCTATAGCGGTTGCGTGGTTCCAGATTGTCAGAGATAGGCGCGAGCAGCATGAGTTGGTCAGGCGTGCGAGGCTTAGCTCGATTAAGAGCATGTACGCGATTATCTCGAGGCTTAAAGAGCTCTTCGAGAAGTTGGCCGACGATCCCGAGCTTGTCGCAAAGCGCAACTTCGGTGTGAGTAGTTTGCGTGTTGAGTTGGAAGAAGCAGCTCTCATGGTTAAGGAGATGCGGCTGGACCAAGTTGACAGTGAGTACGTCTTTCTTCTCATTGGCGCAAAAGAAGTTGCTGCTAATGCTTTCTTTCTGATGGAGAGAGCATCTGGGGGCAGTTCTTTTGCTGCGGCTGAATCCTGTGCCGCTATCCTGAAGGCGAGGGCGAACGTCAAACTTATGGGTAAGTGGCTTGAGTTGCTCGACGCACATGAAGCAGAGCTGATATCCACTTAGATTTCTGCGCAGAGTACTCATGCCACAGCCCTCCCGCGGTGGGTGGTGGACAGCAATTCGAGCAGGCGGCGGTGGAACATGATGCGCACCTCCTCGTAGTCGGTGCGGGCCACGCGGAAGGGCATCGGCTCCAGCCCTTCGAGGCACTGCCAGGGTTCCGAGTTCTCGGGCAGCAGGTCGCGCTTCTCGGTGGCCAGGGCGACCATGTCGGCACGCTTCACGCTGGCTGGCAGATCCGGGTCGATGGCGAAGTGCTCGCAGATGGCAAACCACACGCGGCCCTCAATCTGCTGGTAGATGTCGATCAGGGCGCTAAGGCCTTGGCCCTGTTCGTTGGGGAGCAGGTGCCGAATGGCTGCCTTCAAGGCGATGCCCTGGTTCTCCTGCCCTGGGCAGTGCTCGGCCAGGATGGACTGCCAAAGCTCGTTGCGCTGGCGGGCGGCCTCGACCAGCAGCAGCTTGAGCGGCCGAGTCAGGTCGTTGACGTAGGCCTCGGAGGCGTCGTGCAGCAGGCCGACCAGCTGCTCCTCCGGCGAGCACCCCTCACGTTCCAAGATGCTGGCCACCAGTAGGCTGTGCTGCGCCACCGAGTAGTGGTAAGCGCAGTGCCCGGTGAAGCGGCAGACCAGGCTCAATGCGTGGACGATATCGGAGGTGCGCACCATGGCCGCGGTAGGGTTGAGCAGGTCGAACTTACGGGCCGAGATAGTGAGAATCCAGCTCATGGGCGGGTCTCCTGTTGGCGGGCCTGGTGCATCTGCAGTGCGGAGATCAGCTGCTTCGCCTCGTGCATGGCGTCGTCCAGGGCGTGGTGCTTGGTGCCCTCGAAGGGCAGCAGCTTGGCCTCTGGGTAGAGCGCCAGCAGGGTGCGCAGATCGCGGTCGTTCCAGAAGTGCCAGAGGTGGCCCATGTCGAAGGCGTCGAGGGCGCTGCGCACGATGACGTTGTCGAAGCTGCTGCCGTTACCCCATACCAGCGCTTTGTCTTCAGCGATGAAGTTGTGCAAAGCGGTCAGGCCAATGGGGAGCAGCACGGAAGCCTGGCTGCCGTCCACCTCGGCGCGGGCGGCTGCCTCCTGCTTCAGCCACCAGTTCACCGTGCTGGCGTCTACCTCCAGGCCGGCCTGGAGCGAGGACTCCAGGTTTACGCGCCGGTATAGGGTGTCAGTGATGGCGCCTTGCTCGATGCGCACGCAGCCGATGGCCACGATGGCGGCGCGCGGGCCTTTGCCCATGGTTTCCAGGTCGAGCACGTAGTGGGTGGCGTTGATCATGCTGCCTTCCCCTGTTCTGCGGTTTCAGAGGCGGGCAGGGTGGCGACCAGGCGGCGGTCCATGTCCTGGACCAGACCCATCAGGTCGCGTGCACGCACGGCAGAGTCGTTGGCCCGCAGCCCGGAGAAGGTGTCAGCAGCCAGCTTCAGCATGGCGTTGACGTCGGCGAGGATCAGGCGATCGGCAATACCGAACGGCGAGGCGCGGCGGGCATAGATGGCGATTCTCTCGTCGCAGTCCTGCATGATTGCTTCGAGCTGGTGACCGTGCTCCATGCGAGCAGCGGCGGCTAGTTCCTGCAGGCGGGCAATGTCTTGATTCAAGGCGGCGATGCGCTGGCTCTCTTCGAGCAGAGCGGCCTCGTAGCCTTGGTCATAGCCATTAGCGTGGGCGGTGCCGGCGGTGCGGCGGTAGTAGATAGCAAAGCCGATCATGGCCAGCACCAGGCCGGCGATGATCAGGGTGAGCAGAGTGTTGGTTTGCATGTGCTGTGTCCTCGTAGAGCCCGCCGCCGGGAATTGCTTGTCAGAGTCCGGCGGCGGGGTGGGTTAAGCCGCTTTCTCGGCTCGGGAGTCGAGGTAGGCGGCCAGGTCCGTCAGGCGCACGTACAGCGGCGCCAGGCGGGAATCGGTGTGTTTGAAGGTGGGGAGGGCGACCTCTCCGTTGCGGATCAGGGCGCGCAGGCGCTTCTCCGTTTTGATGTGCGGGAAGTAGTGCTCGCGCACCTGCGCCAGCGACAGGCTGTTGGCCTTCCAGCGCTGCTGCAGTAGCTCCAGCGTGGTCATGCCGCCTCCCCGCGCCCCGCCGGGAGCCTTAGCCGCACCAGCTCGACGAGACTGTCGACAGTCTTGCCGCGTGCGTGGGTGGCGATGTTGCCCGCCTCGTCGGTGACCACCACGCCGAAGGGGCGCACCTGGTCGGTGGTGAGGGTGACGTGGGGCAGCCAGCCGCGGGGCATGACTGCCAGCAGGGCGGTGTACAGGCCGACCAGCTCCAGCGCCTGCTCCGGGATGCACTCCAGGCGCTGGATGCACTCGGCGGCGGCGTCCCGCACGGTGGCTGCGTCCACGGCGGTGGGGTTCTGGAAGTGCATGCCGGCCAGCTTGACCACGCCGATGGCGTCGGTGATGGGGTTGGGCTTGCTCATGCGGCGGTGTCCTTCTGCGGGATTTCCTTGATCTCAATGCCAATCTGCGCGGCCAGCCAGTCGATACCGCGCTCGGTCACCTTGAGCACCGCGTAGTGCTTGCGGTGGCCGAGGTGCTTGGGCTGGGTGACGCGGGCCTCCATGTACAGGTTGCCGCCGTTGATGTGGCGGGCTGCCAGGCTGCCGTCGTTGTTGAGGGCGCCGGAGTTGCGCAGCCAGGCGCGCAGCGTGTTCTCGGTGATGCCCAGGACCTGGGCCGCTTCCTTGACGGTGCGATTCATGGCGGCGGGCCTCAGGCGGCGTGGCGGCGATGGCGCTGGAGCTGACTGATGAAGCGGTCGACCTCGTCGTAGAGGTGCTCCAGGGTGCCGTCGTTGACCAGGGTGAAGTCCGTGGCATAGGTGCGGACGCCGCTCTCGCTGGGGTGCTCCGCGACCGCCGTCGCGTCTGGCCGGGTGATGTGCAAGATCACGCCGCCCTTACTGCGGATCCAGTCGGCTTCGTTGTTGAAGCGCACGTCGCGGATCACCACGCCCTGCATGGCCTGGTCATGCTCGGCCAGTAGCTGCAGATTCTGCTCGGCGAGCAGCAGCCATAGCTGCGGGTGGACGAGGTCGCGGCCCCATTCAGTGCCGAGCAGCTGCATCAGCTCGCGGGGGGACTTGCCCAGCCAGGGCAGGGGCTGCTCCTTCTCGGCGCCTTCCAGCTGGGCGGCGGTGAGGTGGAACATGCTGGCCAGTGCCTGCTTGAGAGGGTTGGCGAAGGCGTAGCTGATGAGGGTGAGGTGCGCAGCCAGGTAGCGGGCAACGGTGTCCTTGCCCACACGGGCGCGGCCGGCGAGGCCGATCAGGATCTGGCTCATGCTGCGTCACCTCCGAACGGGCCGGTGGACTCATCAGCAACCTGGTAGCGGCGCGCCTGAGTGCTTGCCGGGACTGGATCGGCGGCGCCAGTGGTGAAGTAGAAGGTGGGTTTGTGGAGCTGGGGCTTGCCGCCGTTGAGCACCACCAGCTGGCCGGTGGCCTGCTGTACGGCGCGCACTGCGTCAGGGTTGGTGGTGCAGGCCGGGTGCAGGAGCACCGGGCAGCGGGCGTGCTGTGTCGTTTGCATGTCGCGTACTCCAGAGGTCAGAGAGTGGGTACGCGACAAAAATACGACTATGAATTCATGCCAGTCAATACATGTATGAATTTTTAATTTGTCCGGCGGCGGCGATTCATCCATGAGCCTGTCACAACACCGCAAATTTCAGTGCCGTCAGGGACGGTGATGATGCGATTGGGGAACTCTGGATTGAGCGCCAGCAGGTAGGTTCCGTCCTCAGTGATCTGCAGTCGCTTGAACGTCGCCTGGCCATCTGGTGTGCGAGCAACGATGTCATCGTCGTGCAACGGCTCAATATTCGGCTCGACCAGAATGAGTTCGCCTGGGCGGTAGTCTGGGAACATGCTTGTGCCTCTGACCTCAAGGCAAAAGGCACCATTGCTATGAGGGAAGGGGCAGTCCAGCCATTCCTCGGCATAACCTGGTTCGAACAAATCAATAGCCTCGCTTAGGGCGCCAGCCTGCACCCAAGATATCCGAGGTACCCTTCCCTTGATGTCAGGCCCGGCAACCACGTTCTCGTCAAAATCCGTCTGAAGCTGTCCTGCCAGCAATGCGGCAGAATCCAGGCCGAGTGCCCTGGCCAGCTTGTTCACATTGTCTATTCGAGGGTTGTTTGACTCACCGCCGAGAATGCGGTGAGTGGTCGGCTGAGCCACACCTGCGCGGCGCGCGAGCTCGGTCTCATTCCACCCAAGCTCCTTCAGTCTCTCGGTGAGCAGACGGCCAATCAGCTGTCCAGAAAACGCCATCCGGGGTTGCTCCAGATTTCTTAAATGAATAATCCGAGAGTGTATTGCTCCGGAGAATCCCTCTGGGTATTATCGTGAGAATTCATCAGTGAATTTTTGGTGTCCGTGATGACTATTCAACAGATGCTCGAAGCGCTCCTGGGAGCAGGGCTAAGTCAGCAGGAAATTGCGGGGCTGACAGGGGTTAGTCAGCCAACAATCTGCAGGGCACACCGAGGCGCTGAGGTTCTCTACAAAAGTGGCAAGCAAATCGAGCGGCTGTACCAGGAACGCCTGGGAGACAAGGCAGCTGCTTAAGGGTGCCGGCCCCCGAAGGGGCCAGCGGGGTGCTGCTCTGGACTCTGACCTCCAGAGCGGCGGGTGGCGCGGGACTCTGACCTCCCGCGCCTTGCCTGACGAGGCTCTGACCCCTCGGCAGGCGCACGACGCCTGATGCGGACACAGCACATGTGGGGAGCATCAGGTCGCCGTAGCCGGAATAGTAGGGGAAGCCCTGCTGGCTGGCTATGTCGTTAAACGGCGGCTTTCGGTAGTAACCCGCGCAGGGACTCTGACCCCTTGCGCGGTTTAGGCCCCGGGCGGTGCGTTCTCTGACTCGCACCTCCCGGATCAAGCACAGCACGCTGCCGGCCCCGCCAGGGGCCGGCTTGGGGTAAGCATGAGCCGACTTGACCTTTTGCCGGACGCTGGTCCGGTTCTCACCATCCGCCAGGCGCTTTACCGCGCTGGGCGCGACTATCGCGGCGGGGTCACTGGCCTCGCACTCGACCTGGGCATGGATCTGGATGCCCTGCAGAAAAAGCTGAAGTTCGACTTCGAGGCGCGCTGGCCCACGCCAGACGAGCTGGAGGAGATCATCGGCGCCAGCCAAGACCCGCGCCTGCTCGATGCGCTGATGCGCCCGGCCGGGGCTGTGTGGTTCAAGCCCAAGCCTGTGCGTGCCACCAAGGATGCACTCAAGGCGGTGGGCGAGCTGCTGCAGAAAGAAGGCCAGTTCGTGGGCAGCCTGCACACCGGCGCGGCCGACAACGTGTGGCAGCCCCACGAGGTGGCACTGCTCGAGCACCACGGCAATGAGGTGATTCGCGCCGTGCTCGGCATCATGGCCGGCGCCCGCGCTGCGATGGAGGGCCGCCAGGATGGATGAGGCTCACTTTGAGATGGCCCAGCGCCTGCAGGAGGCGCAACTCCAGAATGCAATCGACAGCCGCGTGCAGTACCAGGGCGAGAGTGCCCTGGAGTGCGAGTCCTGCGGTATCGACATCCCCGAAGCCCGGCGCCTTGCTGTGCCGGGTTGCCGCTTCTGCGTGGAATGCCAGGGATTGCGGGAGGTTCGCCGTGTCTGAACAGGTTCCGCAGGAGCTGTTATTTGTCGACTTTGAGGCTCATGAGGATGTCGAGCCGCTTCAAATAGGCCTTCATGTTTGCAGCATCGCGAGTCGGTATGCAGCCATCGTTGTACAGATAGATCCGATCCAGATTCTCGTCGCCCTTGTAGCTGATCTTCGCTGCGGTTTTCGGACCAAGGCCTTTGATTTTCACCCCTATGGGGTGATCGCTGTATTCGATCCAGTCGTCGGTCATGAAGCCCAGGGGCTTGTAGTTGCGATTCAGCAACACGTAGCTGCCATCTGCCTGTTTATCCAGGCAGTAGACGAAATGGATGTGGCGGAGTTCTTCATTAAACATGTCCAGCTCTCCCAAGAGGTATTCCATGAGCAAGCCAGTGATCATCGTTGCCCCACAGGGTGCAGGCAAGACCCTACATGCGGAGAAGCTGCGGCTTGGCTTCTGCTGCTCACGAATAGTCGACTCGTGGAATGGGATCGACCCACTGCTCGCAGGGGATATCGCTTTGACGCATGCCCCCATCCAATCGAGAGCCGGCTGCCGGGTCTACTCGCTAGACGAGGCGCTAGCGCATCTGAAGTTGGTGGCGTAAGTCGAGGTTTTACGCGGGGGGCTGGCGAATGACGCAGGCAGGAAGCCCAACCCCGATTGCCGTCTGGGCGCGGCGCTATATCGAGAAGTTCGGCCTGGCGCTGGTATCCATCGACCCGGGCGAGAAGGCGCCCAAGGGGGACGGTTGGAACAAGCCGGGCGGCTACTTCACCGATGCTGACCAGGCCGAGGCTTGGTGGACCAAGCACCCGAAGCACAATATGGGCGTGGTGCTTGGGCCGAGTGGCGTGTGCTCCCTGGACGTGGACCATGTGGACTATTGCCGCCAGGTTTTCAGCGACGTGCTGGGCATTAACCTGGATGACATGGCGGTGGTTTACCCAACGCTGGTGGGTAACCCGGCGCGCTTTCGCATTCTGTTCAAGGTGCCTGAGGGGCTGGAGTTCAGCCGGCGCTCACTGAGCTGGCCCAACCCGCTGGACCCGGACGGCAGCAAGCACAAGCTGGCCACGGCGGCGCTGAAACAGGCGCGGGACACTAACGACAAGGCGCAGATCGAGGCCATGCGGGCGCGGCAGAAGGAGTTCGCGCCGGTGACGGTGTTCGAGCTGCGGGCCGGGGCGGTGCAGGACGTGCTGCCGCCCTCGATCCACCCGGACACTGGCGCGCCCTACTTCTGGCGCAACCCGCCGGCTGATGGCCTGATCGAACTGCCCAGCGACCTGGTGAAGACCTGGCAGAACTGGGACATCTTCAAGCGCACGGCGCTGGAATGCTGCCCGTGGGCGCCGGCCGCGCCCAAGCCGCCGGCCAAGGTGAAGAAGAGTTCGCCGCCGCGGTTGCCGGCCGGTGAGCATCCCTCGGTGATCGACAGCTTCAACCGGGCCAACGATATCGAGAGCCTGCTGCAGCGGCATGGCTACATCAAACGCGGCCGCAAGTGGCTCGCGCCGCAGAGCTCCACCGGCCTGCCGGGGGTGAATGTGGTGGATGAGCAGGGCGAGCAGCGCCTGTATTCGCACCATGGCTCCGACCCGCTGGCCAACGGGCACATGAACGACGCCTTCGATGTGTTCTGCATCCTGGAGCACAACGGCGATACCTCGGCGGCGATCAAGGCTGCTGCGCGATCGCTGGGCCTGGAGCACAAGCGCTCCGGCCCGAGGCCTCCTGAGCCGCCACCCGTGGGCGACCTTCCCCCGGCCCCAACCGAACCTGAGGCCGGCGTCGAGCCCGGCAGCTCCGACAACGGGGGGGCGGGGGAGGGGCTGAGCCTCAAGGGCTTGCTGCGGCGCTATGCCTTGATCGAAGGCACCACGCATGTGTGGGATATCGACAAGGCGAAGAAGATGAAGCGGGCGGCCTTCGAGGCGCACGTGGGCAAGGAGAAGTTCAAGGAGTGGAGCGCGGTCACTGACTCGACGAAGAAGCGCGTCAGCGAGGAGTGGGTGCGTGACATTGAGCAGGCCCGGACGATGGCCGGCAAGGCGGTGGGCGATGTGGTGATGCCGCCCCTGGTGCGGTACGTGTACATCGACGGCACCAAGGATGTGTGGGACTACGCGAAGAAGCGGCGCATTGCCGAGGGCGCGGTGAAGATGGCGCTGGGTGATGCGTACAGCCTGTGGCTGAACAGCCCGGAACGGCGCGTCGTGGACATGAACCACATCGTGTTCGACCCGACGATGACGCATGACCCGGCGGTGTACATCAACACATTCGAGGGGCTGCCGCTGGAGCCGGCGAACAACCTGGATGCGTGCGAGAACCTGCGCTGGCTGATCGCCTTCCTGTGTAACCACGAGGAGAAGGCTGTCGAGTGGCTGACCCGCTGGCTGGCGTACCCGCTGCAGCACACGGGCGCGAAGATGGACACGGCGGTGCTGATGCACTCGATCATCGAGGGCTCGGGTAAGAGCCTGCTGTTTTCGGTGGTGATGGGGATGCTCTACGGCCAGTACTCGGCCACTGTGGGGCAGACGCAGCTGGAGGGGAACTTCAACGCCTGGCAGAGCGGCAAGCTGTGGGCGGTGTTCGAGGAAGTTGTGTCCCGCGACCAGCGCTACAACCAGGTGGGCAAGATCAAGCAGTTGATCACCGGCCAGACGGTGCGCATCGAGAGCAAGTTCGTGAACGGCTGGGAAGAAGCCAGCCACATGAATGCGGTGTTCCTCTCGAACGAGATCATGCCGTGGCCGATCAGTGACAGCGACCGGCGCTTCCTGGTGATGTGGCCCGAGGAGAAGCTGCCGGCCGAGCGGCAGAAGGCGATCAAGCACGAATTGGCCAACGGCGGCGTAGAGGCGCTCTATGGCTGGCTGCTGAGCGTTGAGCTGGGCGACTTCGACCCGCAGACCAAGCCCCCGGTGACGCCGGCCCGTGAGCGCCTTGTGGCACTGAGCAGGGCGAGCTGGCAGACCTTTCTGCACCTGTGGCAGGTGGGCGAGCTGGGCAAGGGGCTGTGGGGGGCGTGCCTGAGTTCGGACCTGTACTCGCTCTTCCTGGAGTGGTGCCACCGGAACAAGGAGCACTCGATGAGCCAGACGAAGTTCTCGCTGTTCATCAGCACGGCGCCGGGGATGGAGAAGACGCGGGCGATTCCCTGGTCGGCTGGCCTCAGTCGACGCTTCGGGGCGTTCTTCTTCCCCTCAGGCGAGCAGGCCTTCCTGCCACCATCCACAACGGCAGCCGAGCTGGGCAAGCACGTCGAGGAATGGCGGGATCGGGCGCGCGTGAGCGGCTGGGCGGTGGACTCGTGGGATCACGTGAAGGCAGGTGCGGCATGAGTGCGCCCGGTGTTGTGTTGGGTGTGTTGGGTTTGTGTCGGGTCTGTTCTGGCGACCCTACACAGGCGCAAGCCCTGTGCGGCGCGGGTTCTGGCTGGCTGTGTTGGGTGTGTTGGGTTTACCCACGCGCGCAGGCGTGCGCGCATTCATTTTCAGCGGCTGAAACACTCCAAGACGGCGACGTTTTATTTCCCCACGCGAGGACTGAAAACCCCAACAAACCCAACACACCTAACACAGATGCTTTGAAAGCCTTGGTTTTGCTGGGTTTGTGGTGTGTTGGGTGTGTGTTGGGTTGGGCGTTTTTGTGTTGGGTTGGTTCTGGCGAGGGGGAGACGGGCCATGATTGAGGCGATTGAGGCGGTGCTGAAGCATTGGGGCGAGGCCGTGCTCTGCGGCGTGCCCAGCGGTGGCCTGGGTAGCCCGGCCGGGACGCTGGTGGAATGGAAGGGCTGCCCACCACGCACTGGGGCTGCTGGCTCGCGGATGCTGCTGGCAGGGGCTGGGCCTGATTACCTGGTGAGCGAGGTGAGTGCAGCGCTGGCTGCGGTTGAGCGGACTGAGGGCGGCGAGCTGCTGCGCCGCCTGGCGTATCGCCGGTACACCTTCGTGCCAGCGCTGACCGTGGAGGAGCAGGTGCGCGACCTCGACCTGGGCCGGGGTGATGCTGGGCGTCGCGCGTACACCCGGGCGGTCGAGCGGCTGCACAAGCTACTGGAGGCCGAGCTGCAGGCGCGTATGGCTGCGCGCAAGGCGGCGCTGGGGAAGGCGAAGCGGGAGGGTGATCGGCTGCGTGCGGCATCGCTGCAGCAGGCTGCCAAGGCGCACTCCGGGCGTGGCGCTGAGCTGTATCGGCTTACGGCTGCTGACCGTTCGTCGGGCGACTCGGCGCCGGTCGGCGCCGTAGCGCCCCGGCAAGCCCACGTCAGGAACAACCGTTAATAGGGGGTTTTCGGTTTGTCCTTTCGCCGGTACAAAGTCCCCACGATTCGATAGGTCCGCCTACCGAGCAACCGAGCGCACAGTGCTGTGCCGACAAGCCCCAGGCCACCCCGCCTGGGCACCTGCAAAACCCCGCTCCGGCGGGGTTTTCTTTTGCTTCCCAGCATCCCCCGCCTTACCTGATCCGGACATGGGCTAGGGGTGGGCCAAGGTCTTCCCGGACCTCCCAGGCGGCAAGGATGCCGCCGCCCCTTCGGGGGCACCTCTTCCGAAGCCTCGCCAACCGGCGGGGCTTTATGCTTTTTGAGCGTCAAGCCTGCTTTGAGTGTTTCTCGCCCCATTTGATCTTGGAAAGATCCGAAGGGGCGTGAAGCAAGATGAACCCGTACATGCCCAAGTTAGCGAACTGCAGAAACAGAATCACGATCTCGGGTCGCCTTAACGGTTCGGTGCTTACTACGAATTCATAAATGCCAATTCCCGCTTGGCTAATCATGAAGCCAGCCCAGACATGGATGGCTAAGCCAGCAGCGGAGCTGAAGAACTGCTGCATCCGCTTAGCCCAAGCTAGCTGGGCCTCCTTGTTCGCCGTGTAGTACTGCAGAGATAGCGTCAGTACCGCGACGATGAGCGCCGAAATCGCTACGGCTAATTCCATTGAAAACTCCTTGGCATTTGCTGTGTTGGTGCGCCGACGTCAGGCGGTCGAGCAGCCTTCCAACTGTACCTTTTGCCGTATACACCGGCATCAACCGAGAGCTAAACGATGGATGCGAAAGATCCAGGCTTGTGGGGCGCGATCCTCGAATGGCTCGGCCAACCGTCGCCGACGGTTCAGGGGTTTCTGATGGCAATGGTGATTGCAGGTCTCCGGGTGATGTACGACCGGAAGGAGAAGGCTTGGCAGCGCATTTTGCTGGAGGCTCTGCTGTGCGGCCTGCTGACAGTAGCTGGCACTTCACTCGCTGCGTTGGCCATCGGCTTCTGGTGGCCTCAGTTCCAGGCGCCACTGGCGTCTATCGCGGTCGGCCTTGGTGGCGCGATTGGGTTCTTCGGTGTTGAAGCTGTTCGGCGGCTGGCCATCAAGCTGCTACGAATTCGACTTACCGATATGGATAACGGCGGCTGATCTGAAATTGTCGCGCTCGACCTGTTCTGCTCTGGAGGCTGCGATGCTTGCGAAGATCACGGCCTTCGGTCAGGAGGATGCGATAGCTGAGTTGCAACACCTGGGCCGCGACGTTGCCGGCGAGGTGCTGGCCGATGCGCTCAACCACACGGGCAACAGGGCGCGGCAATTGCTGCGGGCAGGGATGGATCAGGCCTTCGATCGCCCAACGTCCTGGGTGAAGAACTCGATCTACATGAAGAACGCCAAGCCGACTGAGCCTGTGGTTGCCCTGTGGATCAAGGACGGGAAGCTGGGCGGCAAGGGCCGCGGCTTCGACGAGTGGTTCAACCCGCAGGTGGAGGGCGGCGAGCGCCTGAACAAGGGCTCAGAGAAGATGCTGCGCGAGATTGGCGTGCTGCCGGCCGGGCGCTTCATCGTGCCTGCGGCCGGCGCGCGGCTCGATGGCAATGGCGGCATCAGCCGTGGGCACATGACGCAGATCCTCTCGGGACTGCGGGCATTCGGTCTGGCTGGGTCAGATCACAACGCCACGGGCAGTCGGCGGTCGGCGCGCAAGGGGCACGCGAATGCCTTCTTCGTGATGAAGCGAGGACGCACGCCCATCGGCATCGCCGAGCGGCGGGGGCAGAGGGTGCAGATGGTGTTGGCCTTCGTGCGCCAGCCGCAGTACCGAGAGCGCTTCCGCTTCTACGACATCGTCCGGCGAGTGGCCGAGGATGACGCGCTGATCGAAACCAACATCGACCTCGCGGTGGTCAAGGCGCTGAGCAAACGGCGCGGGGGCCGGCGGTAGCAGGACCGAATCAATGGGTCCTCCCCCGGCCCCCGGGGGGTACACGGGTAATTCGAGCCACGTTTTCCCTCTAGCTGAGATTTTTCCAGGGATGTCCGTCTTTCCAAGGTGATGGTTATGGGCAAGCGAGTCAGTAAGACCGAGCTCAGTGAGATTGTCGGTCGTGATGAGCGAACCCTGAGCCGGTGGCAGAACGAGGGGATGCCGGTCGAGCAGATCGGCCTCGGGCGTGGCAACGAAAACGAGTACGACACCGAGGCGGTTATCGGCTGGCTGGTTCAGGTCGCCGCCCTCAACGGTAAGAAAGAAAGCGTCCGCGACCGTCTCGACCGGATCAAGGGTGACCGCGAGGAGATTGCTCTGGCCAAGGACCTGGAAGAGGTCGTGGTGCTGGCGGACCTGCTGGAGCGCTTCGAGTCCATGATCACCGCCGCCAAGGTCGAGCTGTTGAACACCTACCCCGAGAACCTGGCCAACGACATCTCTGCCCGTTACGGGGTGGAGGTTGAGCTGCAGCTGATCCGTGATCCGCTGGAGGCCATCCTGAATGAGCTAGCGAACTATGACCTGGATGACGACGACCCGTCAGACGGGGATCCTGACGAACCGGGAGATTCGGAGGCAGCTGAAGAAGACGGCGGCTAAGGCGATCAAGCGCATCAGCCGTAAATGGTCGCCGCCGCCGCGCATGTCGATCATCGAGTGGGCCACCAAGTATCGGTGGCTGTCCCCGGTTGAGGCGGCTCGCCCCGGCAAGTATCGCTTCGATATCACGCCGCACCTCACCTGGCCGGGTGGGCCGCTCGAAGCACTGGACGACCCGAATGTGGCGGAAGTCGTCTGCCGTAAGTCAGCGCAGGTAGCCTGGACCTCAGGCGTGCTTGGCAATGCATTGGGCAAGTGGATCGACATCGACCCATCGCCGATCCTCGTGCTCTTCCCCAAGGCCGAGTCGGTCAAGCAGTACGTCGGCGAGAAGCTGGAGCCGATGATCGAGGCCACGCCTCGCTTGCGGAAGCGGGTCGACATGCGCAGCCGTCGGCTGCAACAGCGGCAGGACTTCAAGAAGTTTCCAGGTGGCTTCCTGAAGATGGTCGGCTCGAACAGCCCGGCCAGTGTGAAGTCCACTCCGGTCCCGCGTGTAGCGGTGGAAGAGCCCGATGACTGCAACCTGAACCTGCGGGGGCAGGGGGACAGTATCAAGCTCGCCAAGGAACGGATGAAGACGTACCGGCGCAGCAAGCTGATCATCGGCGGTACACCCACCCTCAAGGGGCTCTCGGCAATCGACGCCGAGATGGAACTATCTGATAAGCGGATCGGCCTGGTGCCATGCCATGAGTGTGGCGAAGAGCATGCGCTGAGCTTCGATCACCTGCACTGCCCTGATGATCTGGAGTATCACCACGAGATATACGGACATAAGCGCCCTGAGCAGGCCTACTACGCCTGTCCGCACTGCGGCTGCACCTGGGACGATAACCAGAAGAATGCCAACCTGAAGCATGGGCGCTGGCACGCCACGGCAGAGTTCAGGGGCATCGCAGGGTACGACCTCAACGAACTCTATGGGACGTTCTACGGGTCGCGCTTCCAGGTGCTGATGGAGAAGAAGCTCCAGGCCGAGCACGCCGCCGAGCGCGGCAACATCGGTCCGCTGATTGCGTTCACCAACAGCTCGCGGGGCGAGAGCTACGAGTTCAAGAGCGATGCTCCAAAGACCGATGAGCTGGAGAAACGCGCCGAGGCATATCGCGAGCTGACCGCCCCCAAGGGTGTGCTGCTGGTGACGGCCGGTGTCGACGTGCAAGGCGACCGCCTTGCCGTGACCATTACTGGCTGGGGCCGGGGCGAAGAGTCCTGGCGCCTCTACTGGGGCGAGCTGGAAGGCAACCCGAAGGACCGCGGCGATCCGGTCTGGACCGAACTGGACAAGCTGCTGTCCCAGCCGATCCCGAGTGACTACGGCTGCCAACTGGCTGTAGCAGCGGTCAGCGTGGACAGCTCGGACGGCAACACCAACGACGCGGTGTACGCCTATGTCCGCGAGCGCCTGCGCTTCAACATCATGGCCATCAAGGGGGCCTCGGTGGACAGCCGCGACAAGGAGATCTACTCCAAGCCGCCGCAGTCGGTCGACACCAACCAGGCGAACACTAAGGCCGCGAAATACGGCCTGCGTGTGCATATCGTCGGTACTCACAAGGCGAAGACGCTCATCGATGCGCGCCTGCGCCTGACCGGCTCTGGCCCTGGCCGGATGCACTGGTACGCCGAGATTCGCGCGGATTACTACGAGCAGCTGACCAACGAGGTTTTGGCGCCGCATCCGCGCAACCCCAGCAAGATGGTCTGGCAGAAGAAGGCCGGCCGGCGTAACGAGGCGCTCGACTGTGAGGTGTATGCCCTGCATGCCGCGCGCAGCCTGAAAACCCACCTGCTGCGCGATAGCGAGTGGGACCAGATCGAGCAGAAGCTGCTGCAGCCCACGCTGTTCGGTGGCGCCGAGCAATCCGTTAAAGCAGTACCGCGCCGGGCAACAGGCCGCGGCCGAGGCGTGCGAAGCCGCGCCGGACACTGAGGTGACCCATGACTGAGGCAGAACAGCGCCTGGCGGAATGCCGGGCGGGGATCAAGGCCATCCTCGAAAAAGGCCAGCGCATCCGCAAGGGTGACCGAGAAGTACAGCGCGCTGAGCTCTCCAGCCTGCGCATTCTGGAGGCAGAGCTGGCAAAGCAAGTTGCCAGCGAAACCGCCGCCCGCGTCGGCCGAGGCCGTAGCCGCATCATCCTGCCGAGGTTGTGACTATGGGTCTTTTCAAGAAGACGCCGCAGGAGCTGCTGCTGGCCGAGGCCGTGAAAATAGCCAAAGCCGTCGCAGACCCTGCACCCATCAAGGCGCAGGGAGGGGGTGGCGGCGTAGAGACCCGCTGGCGTGGGGCATCCCGCGTTCTGCGCAGTATGGCCAGCTGGTTGCCTCGGCTATCCAGCCCTCGTCGTGATAACCCCGCGAGCGAGCGTGCCATGCTGGTGGCTCGGTCCCGCGATGCCCTGCGAAATCACCTGATTGCCCGTGCCGCCATCCAGCGCTGCCGGACCAACATCGTCGGTACCGGGCTGGTCTGCCGCGCGGCAGTGGATAACCTAGCCCTGGGGCTAAGCGAAGATGAGGCCGAGAAGCTAAACGCAGATCTCGACCGCATCTGGAACCTCTACGCGGATGACCCTCGGGAGTGTGATGCCGAGGCATCGCTCAACCATTACCAGCTGCAGGCACTGGTACTGGTCTCGGCATTGACTGGCGGTGATGTCCTTGTGGCTTCGCCGGACGAGGAGAGGCCCGGGTGCATGTTCAGCACCAGGCTGCAGCTGATCGAGACCGAGCGCGTGTGCAACCCGGGGCTGGGAATGGACACGCCCACCCTGTTCGAGGGTGTGGAGTTCGACAGCCTCGGTGCGCCGGTTCGCTACCACGTGTGCTCGGGCTACCCAAACGACCCGGATCTGGGCGGCGCGCACACCTGGACCGAGTTGGAAGCCTTCGGCGCAGTAACCGGCCGACGCCGGGTACTGCACGTGATGGCCGACAAGGAGCGACCCGGCCAGAAGCGAGGGATGCCCTACCTGGCCCCGGTATTGGAGCCGCTGCAGAAGCTGGAACGCTATAGCAGTGCTGAGCTGATGGCCGCTGTGATCTCGGCATTCTTCACCGTGTTCATCGAGAAGACCGAGGCTTTCGACGACGGCAAGATGACGATGGCCGCCCTGTCCGGCGGCGATGAAGAACGCAGTACCGACGACTACGCGGGGGAGGGCGAGATCGCGCTGGGCGAGGGCGCCATCGTCGACCTGGGCAAAGGTGAGAAGCCCACGATCGCCAACCCAGCCAGGCCGAACGCGCAGTTCGACCCGTTCTTCATGGCGGTGTGCAAGGAGATCGGCGCCGCCCTGGAGTTGCCCGTCGAAGAGTTGCTGATGTTTTACAGCAGCAGCTACAGCGCAGCACGTGCCGCGATGCTGCAAGCCTGGCGCTTCTACAGCCTGCGGCGCTGGTGGCTGGTCTGCGACTTCTGCCAGCCGAGCCGCGAGCTGATCATCGACGAGGCTGTTGCCCGAGGCATGATCAAGTTGCCCGGCTACGCCGACCCGGCACGCCGCAAGGCTTACCTGCAGGCGGTATGGATCGGGCCTTCCCGAGGCGCTATCGACGAGCTGAAGGAGGCGAACGCTGCCGGTAAGCGCATCGAGATCGGCGTAAGCAACGAAACGCTGGAAACGGCCGCAATGACCGGCGAGCCCTGGCAGATGGTGTATCGCCAGCGAGTGCGCGAAGTGACGGCCCGTCGCAACGACGGGCTCTTCCAACCGCCCAAGGGCGCCACTGAGGCGGAAGCGCCTCCCGCAAAACCCGAGGAGTAACCATGTCTCGTGCATTCGAGCTGGCTGCGGCGCAGCCGTGGATGATGCTGCCTGCGCAACTGGACGCCCTGATGTCGATCGCTGATCGACAGGGTGATCCAGAGGCACTGGAGGCACGGCTCGGCCGGCCGCTGGATAACACCCGCGCCGTCACAGTGCGTGACGGCGTGGCGATCATTCCGGTGGTGGGGCCGATCATGCGCTACGCCAACCTGTTCACCCGCATCAGCGGCGCGACCAGCACCCAGGAACTGGCCACTGACTTCCAGACCGCCCTGGATGATCCCAAAGTCAAGGCCATCATCCTCAACATCGACAGCCCTGGAGGCGAGGCCAACGGCATCAACGCCCTGTCGGACATGATCTTTGCCGCCCGGGGCAAAAAGCCCATCAAGGCATTCGGGGGCGGCAGCGTGGCCAGCGGCGCCTACTGGGTAGCCAGCTCGGCTGATGAGCTGGTGATCGACGACACGGCATTGCTGGGCAGCATCGGAGTGGTGCTGGAGGTCGTCACCGAGGAGCCGCGCGAAGGTAAGAAGCGCTGGACGATCACCAGCAGCAACGCCCCGAACAAGCGACCCGACCTCGCCACAGAAGAGGGACGGGCAGTAGTCGCCAAGAACATCGACGCGCTCTCCGAAGTGTTTGTCGCAAAGGTAGCCCGCAACCTCGGAGTGGCCGCTGACAAGGTCCCCGCCATGGGTGACCACGGAGGCCTGCTGGTCGGCGCCACCGCAGTTAATGCCGGGCTGGCCCATCGCCTGGGCTCTCTCGAATCCCTAATAGCCGAGCTGGCCGGCCCTGCCAGCAACCCCATGAGGAAACTCAGCATGACCACTGTGCGCACCACGGCGGAACTGAAGGCGGCTCTGGCTGCTGGTACGGATCCGCAGACCATCGAGATCGCCGCCCCTGAGTCCGTTGACGTTGCAGCCATCAAGGCCGCCGCCGCGACCGAGGAGCGCGCTCGCATCACCGGCATCAATGCCCTGGCCGTAAAGGGCCTCGAGGAAGAGATCAGCGCTGCAATCGAGGATGGCTCCTCGGTCGAAGCCACTGCCTTGAAGCTGTTCAAGGCTTCGCAGGATCGCGGTATCAGCCTCGACGGCATCAAGAGCGATGCCCAGGGCGTCAAGCACACCGCTGCTAAGGGCGACGAGGCCAAGGCTGCTGAAACCAAGAAGGTCGTCAGCGCCATCGTCGCTGGCGCCAATGCCAAAGTCCGCTGATAGGAGGCCATCATGACCACTCTCGCAACCTACACGCCCAGCAGCCTCATCGCTGGCGACTTCCCCCAGGTCAAAGACACCGGCGTCATCGCCGCCGGCCAGGTCCTGAAGCGTGGCGCTGTTCTGGGCCAAATCACTGCCGATGGCCAGTACAAACTGTCGGCCACCGCCGCCAGCGATGGCTCTCAGACTCCCAAGGTGATCCTCGACGAAGACATCGACACCACTGGTGGCGCCCACCCTGGGCCTCTACTGCTGACTGGTGAAGTCCGCGGTGCCGCCCTGCAGCTCGGTGCCGGCCACACCATTGCCAGCGTGAAGGCAGCGCTGCGCACCCTTTCCCTGTTCGTCCGCTGATAGGAGCAGACCCTGATGGATATCTTCGATACTCGTACCATGCTCGAAGCGGTGGAGCAGATGAAGTCCCCGCGCCGCTTTCTGATGGATACCTTCTTCGGTCGCGTGGAGACCTTCCCGACCAAGACGGTGGACATCGACATCGTGAAGGGAAAGCGCAAGATGGCGCCCTTCGTTCACCCGCGCCTGCCGGGCTCCAACAGCCTGCGCGAGGGTTACCGTACCGACAACTACGCCCCGCCGTACATCCAGCCGAAGCGCGACACCGATGCCGAGATGCTGCTCAAGCGCAGCCCCGGCGATAACCCCTACGCCACCAAGACCCCGCAGCAGCGTGCTGGTGAGCGACTGGGCCGCGACCTGATGGAACTGGAACAAGAGATCGTCCGCAAGGAGGAGTGGATGTGCGCGCAGGCGCTGAGCACCGGCAAGATCCGTGTGCTGGGTGAGGGCGTCGATGACGAGATCGACTTCCTCATGTCGGCAAGCCACCGTATCACCCTCAGCACCGGCAAGTGGGACGCTGCAGGGTCCGACCCGATCGGCAACCTGCGCGCGTGGAAGCGCCTGAACGCCAAGGACTCAGGTCGCAGCTCTAACGTTGCGGTGTTCAGCGGTGAGGCCATGGCTGCCTTCCAGAACAACGATGCGGTCATGAAGCAACTGAACACCCGCCGCGTTGACCTGGGCTTGATCAAGCCGGAGGAACTTCCGGAAGGCGTCACCTACCTCGGCTACCTCAACGACCCGGGCATCGACCTCTACGGCTACGACGAGTGGTTCCTCGACGACGCTGGTAACGAGCAGCCGATGATCAGTGCCGGCGGTGTGATCCTGGGCTCCACCAACACCAGCAACAAGATGCTCTATGGGGCAATTCAGGACGTCGAGGCCATCGAGTCTGGCTTGGTGGAAGCTCGCCGCTTCCCGAAATCCTGGGTCACCCCGGAACCGAGCGTTCGTTGGCTGAAGCTCCAGTCCGCTTCTCTGGCCGGCTTCCTCGAAGCCGACGCCTTCACCTTCGCCAAGGTGGTGTGACATGACCACCAAGAAACCTGATTTCGTGGTGATCGACGGCTGCGTTCAGGAAGGCAGCACTGTCTTCGTCAAGGGCACTCCGTACGCACCGCCGAGCAAGGAAGTCGCTGAGGACCTGGTGAAGCAAGGTGTCATTGCCCCCATCAAGTCGGAGGCTGGCCAGGCTGTTCTGAAGGCAGCCGGCGGCGATCTGCTGGGCGACTGACATGGCAGGTTTCGATGATCTCGTCGCCGACATGGACGACATGATCATGGCCAGCGTCAGCGACGGCTTGGCCAGCTACCTGTCCCGTGATGGGCTGGTGCTGGTCGAGCAGTTGCCGGTGATCGTTGAGCTCGACGCCGAGCGCGAGGATCGCGCCGGTCTGATCACGCTAGTCCGGACCCACTGCGTGCAGAAGCGTCTGCTGGAGCCATACGACCGCAAAGGCGCCTTCCGCATGGCGGATGGTGTTTGGCAGATCGACGGCATCCATTCCGACGATGGCTCGCTGATCACCTTCTACGTGGTGCCCTGATATGGCAGACGATACCCAATCGCTACTCATCGACGAGCTGCTCAATAAGCTGCGCGCCGTGCCGGTGTTCGGCGCCTCGGTGGAAGAGGACTTCGTCCAGCGCGTGCTGGACGCCGATGACGACGAGCTGCCTGACCCCCTGATAGTCGTTCAATCGGGCGACACCGAGGAGTTGGAGCGAGTGGGCGCCGGCAGCGTGAAGGAGCGGGTGACGCTCAACATCGCTCTGCTCACCCGTGAGCGCAACTTCGGGCCCGTGCTGCGCGGCGGTCGCCTAGCGATCAAGACAGCGCTGCCGGGAACCAAGGTCGGGCTTTCGGCCAAGGGCCTGATCTCCGGTGCCTTCCTCCCCGACTCGCTGTTACCTGCCGGGGAGGGGCGGCGCTGGTCGATGCGCGTCCTGCCGCTGCAGCTCACCTACATCCAACAACTCAGCTGACAGGAGGCCCCATGGCCACGCTGAAAGTCTCTGCGCCCTTCAATTACCGCGAGGGCACGCAGACCCTCCATTACAAGCCTGGCCCCTACGAGGTCGCGGAGCGCTGCTCCGAGAAAACCATCAGCCAGGCCGGAGTCGCGCACGCTGTAAAGATCAAGGCCGGCGAGCTGGAGCCGGAGAAAGCCCCGTCCAAGCCTGCCGCCAGGCCGGCCACTCCCGCTGAGTAACTCGCGCCACCAGGTGCGGGCTGCTCTCGAACAGATTCATCTCCTCGAGGATTTCCACTATGTCTCAAATCGTTGACCGCTCCTTCATCGGTGAAGGGGTGATCTGGGGGCGTGCCTACCAGAGCCAGGATGCACTGCTGCCGTTCGGCAACTGCGACTCCTTCAACCTCCGTTTCGCCACGGACCGCAAGGCCCTGCCCAACTTCATGGGCGGTGGTGGCAACCGCAACGTGCGCGAGCGCGTGACCGATATCACCGCTGGGATCGGCATGTACGACCTGACCAGCACCAACATCGCGCGCGTGACCCGCGCCACCATCAAGGATGTTGCGACCGGCTCGGTGGCGAATGAAGTGATCGCTTGCGAGGGTATCGAGGGCGAGCTGATTCCGTTCAAGCACATTCCCGACCTGAGTGTCGCTCCAGCCCTCAAGACGGCAGCTGATGTTGACCTGGCGGCCGGCACCGACTACCTGCTGCACCCGCATGGCGTCACCGTCACGGCCGGCTCGGCAATCACCGCTGCAGGCATCAAGGTGACCTACACCCGCAAGGCGGCCAGCGAGGTCCACATGCTGAACGGTTCCCAGGTCGAACTGGAGCTGTTCATCGCCGGCCTGAACGATGCCCAGTCGGGCGAGCCGTTCAGCCTGAAAGTGAACCGCGCGAAGTTCGGCATGCTGCAGGAGTTCCCTGTGCTGGGGCAGGACTACGTCAAGCTGGAAGGCCCCTGCGAGATCCTGGCCGACCCGCTGGTGACTGCAACCGACCTGTCGAAGTTCTGCGTACTTACTCAGTTGAAATAGCCCGGAGCTTGGTTTCTTGGTCGGCGATCTGATGCTAGATTGCCGGCTACAAGAAATAGGAGGGAACCTGATGCCGCTTAAAAATCTATTGCTAATCGTCTGCGCGACCATGATTGCCGCTTGTGGAGAGCCGAAGATCGACGGAAGTAGCGAAGAGGCATTCACTGCCTCAGTGGCAAAAGTCGCTGAATCCATGCCGCCGGAGAAGCGAGAGCAATTTCAGAAGGCCGTGAAAGTTGTGGCCTTCTCGCAAATCAATATGGGCGACATGCTTTCCGGAAAGGCAAATGCTGAAACCGTAAAATCTGACATGTATACGTCGCTCAGCGGCAAGTCAGGGGATGAGGTCATAGCCCGTGCGAACGTGATCCTTGAAGAACGCGCGGCGAAAGAGAAAGAGCAGGCGCTGCAGGAGATCCAGGAGCTGGTAAACAAAAAGGCTGCTGCTGATAGCGCCCGAGCTGAGCTGGCTAAGTTTGCTGTCCTGCGCTCTCGTTTCATGTTGCAGGACCAACCTTATCTGTCACACAAGAAACCAGTAATTTCCTTGTCTGTTACTAATGGCACAGGCCACGCTGTTTCGCGGGCGTATTTCAAGGGGACAATTGCCAGCCCTGGACGCTCTATTCCTTGGTTCACTGGTGCTTTCAATTATGAGATTCCCGGCGGGCTCGAACCCGGAGAGTCAGCAGATTGGAATCTGGAGCCCAACATGTTTAGCGAGTGGGGCAAGGTAAATGCTCCTGCAGACGCGCTCTTTACCTTAGAGGTTGTGCGCCTTGATGGTGCTGACAAAGCTGCTTTATACGATGCCCAGGGGTTGTCAGAGCGCGAGCAAGAGCGGCTCGACAAGCTGAAGATGCAGTATCAGTAAGCTGAGATCAAACATCTAAACCCGCTTCGGCGGGTTTTTTATTGCCCGGAGAAAAGTAGATGGCCGGCATCAAGGATCGCCTGATTCAGTACATCCTGCGCGGCAAGGACGAACTGTCTCCGGAGGCGAAGAAATCCGCCGCGGCGCTGGAGTCTGTCACCGACGAGGCGGCACGGCTCGGACAGGCTCTCGATGATGCCAAGGGAGCCCAGGGGCTCGGAAAGGCCCTGGAGCGAGCAGCGCGCGATGTCGGTATCGCCCAGCGCAACTTGAGTCAGGCCGAGCAGCAGGTCGTCGACCTGCGTGACGCCCTCAACAAAGAGCCCGAGGCAGCAGGTTTGCAGCAGTCGCTCAAGGATGCCGAGAGGGCAGCCAGGGCGGCGAGGCGGCAACTCAATGCCCTTGAGGCTGAATTGGAGGGCACAGATAAGGCGGCCAGAGCTGCCGGTATAGATACCGGCAACCTGAGTGATGAGCATCAGCGCCTCGCTGCAGAGGTGGCCCGTGCTGAGCAAGCGCTGGCCACTAACAATCAGCAGCTGAAGGAGGCACATCGGGCGTATGCCGCAGCTACTCGCTCTGCGGCTGAACATACCTCGCGCGTAGATGCGGTGCGGTCGGGAATGACCAGCGGGGCCAAGCAGGTTCTTGGCTTTGCCGCTGCGCTGTTTTCACTGAACGCCATCTTCGGCGTGGTTCAGCAAGGCCTTAACCTGGTACGCGACGGCATCTACGCCATGCTCGGTACCGGCGATAAGTACGAGCTATTGGGTAAGCAGATGGCATCGCTGATGGGCGGTGTAGCCCAAGGCGAGAAGGCCACTGCCTGGATCAAACAGTTCGCCAAGGACACTCCGCTCGAGGTGACAGAGGTCACCGATGCCTTCGCCCTGCTCAAGTCCTACGGGCTCGACCCCATGGGCGGCAGCCTGCAGGCCATTGTCGACAAGAATGAACAGCTCGGCGGCGGCATGGAGCGGCTGCAGGGTATCAGCTCCGCACTGGGCCAGGCCTATGCCAAGCAGAAGCTGCAGACCGAAGAGATTCTGCAACTGATCGAACGCGGGGTGCCGGCATGGGCCCTGCTGGAGAAGGTAACCGGCAAGAACGCAGCGCAGCTGGCAGACCTGGCCAGCAAGGGCCGCCTCGGCCGTGATGTGATTGCTGCGTTGATCGAGGAGATGGGGCGCAGCGCCGAGGGTGCCGCGGCAGACAACATGAGCACCCTGACCGGCCTGGTCAGCAACTTGTCCGATGTCTGGTCTGACTTCCTCAATCGCATCGCAAAAAGCGGCGCCCTTGACTATGCCAAGCAGCAGCTGCGGGACGTGGCCGACTACATCGATCGCATGGACAAGGATGGCCGGCTGGACAAGCTGGCTACCTCACTCAGTAAAGCCTTCGAGCAGGGTGGTGAGAAGCTCAAGAAATTCGCCGATCAGCTCGTCAACACGGACTTCGACAAGCTGATCGACGACTCCAGCGTCTGGTTGGATAACTTCGGCAGTCGACTGGAGTCGGCGGCACAAAGCGTGCAGCTGTTTGTTGCCCCGTTTCGCACGCTGGTCAATGGTCTGACTGCCGGCCTATCACTGGCCGGTGCAGGGCTTGCGCAGTTTGTTGACTTCGCCCTGGCACGCCTGGAGGTGCTGTCGAAGGCGGTTCCGGCTTCCATCGGTGGTGATGAGCTTCGAGCATCGATTGCAGAGGCTCGTGGCCTGATGGCCAGCCTTACGGATGGCTTCCTCGAGCAGGTAGATCAGGATGCCAAGGATATTGCGGCAGCTTGGGATACCACGGCGAAGTCGGCTGCCGATAGCGCCAAGGAGCAGACCGAGGCTGTGCGGCGTGAGTCTTCTGAGCAGATGCTCCTTGGACAGGCCGCGGCGGATCATTTCATCGCCAGCCAAAAGCGCACGAAAGAAGCGGCAATCGATGCCGCCGCGACAGGTCGGCAGGCTATCGAGGGTATGGCCCAGGCGCTGCAACTGCTCGATAGTGCGTCTACGGTGCAGCAGCTCGAAGACCTGCGCGGCGCGTTGCTGGATGCCTTCAGTGCTGGCCAGCTGAGCCAGGAGGAGTACGCACAGGCCACGGGTGTACTGAATGCCAGGCTGCAGGAGCTGGGTGGAAGCGCCAGTGGAGCTGCTGCTGGTGTCTCTGACCTTGAGGAAAAGCTGGGTGACCTGCAGTCGGTGCAGCAAGCAATCAGCAGCGCCAAGACGGATGTGGATATCAACAATATCCGCACGGCACTGCGCAAGCTGTACGAGGGTGGCGAGATCAGTGCTGCCCAGTACAACAAGGCGCTGCAGGAAACGACCTCCAAGCAGAAGGAGCTGAAAGGCGCGGTCCAGCAAGGCACCAAGGCCCAGCAGGATAAAAACAAGGCCGATGAGGAGGCCATCGTCACCTCCGAGCAGCTGCGCCGCGAGAGCGGCAAGCGCATGGAGGCCGAGCGTCAGGCCGGCGATGCAGCAATGCAGGCCCGCCGCAAGGGTAGCGAGGAAGCCAAGCGCGATATGAGCGCGGTGGAAGGCTTCTTCGGTGGTGTCCTGACCAGGGCGCGCGAGCCATTGGCTGGTCTCAGCAAGGCCGCTCTCGACGCCTACGACAAACTGCGCGGTATCAAGTCGGCCGACCTGGAACTGGATACCAGCAGCCTTGAGGCCACGGCCAAGTCGCTGGACAAGGTAAACCAGCAGCTGGACGCGACCAAGGCAGCGCTCTCCAACCCGCTGACCTCCAGCCTGGGCAAGTGGGCGGCGAACATGCAGCGCACGAGCCTGGAGACTCAGAAGGCCTACCTGGGGCAGAAGGCTGCTCTGCAGTCGCTGATGGAGCGCTATGAGAGCGGGCAGATGACGCTGGCTGGCTTTGCGAATGCGGCTGCCGCTGCAAAGAGCCGGCTTGGCCTGCTCGATGACTCTGACCTGAGTGGGCTTGAGTCCGCCATCAAGTCTGCAAAGGAGCAGATGAAACAGCTGGGCGAGTCCACCCGGGGCACCCTGGAGAGTCTGCAGGATGAGCTGGACGGCCTGGAAGGGCGCGAGGCGGACATCCAGCGCCGCCGGTTCTCGGCCCGGCAGCGCGAGTTGCAGGCGCAGCTCGCAGAGGCGCAGGCCAGTGGCGATGCCAATGCGGTCAGCAATGCCGCGCGTGCTCTAGGTGTGCTGCGCCAGATCGAGGCGGCCACGGAGCAGCAAAGGGTCCGCGAAGAGCAGAAGAAGCGCATCGAAGGAGAGCAGCGGCCAGGGGTCGAGGGCGCCCAGGTACAGATGCCCAGCAAGGTCATCCGTCTTGAGGTGAGCGGGCGATCGGTCGACGTTGCCGTAAACGACGCAGCTGATGAAACCAAGTTGCTCAGCCTCCTCGAGGAGGCTGGTCTGAGGAGCCTTTGATGCCATACACCCTGACCCTGGACTCGATCGACCTGGCGGCCGATCCCGAGCTGGGCGGCGAGCAGCTGCAATGGACGGATGAACACGAGTGGGATCCAGTGGAGCAGAACCAGGACCGCTCACTGGGCGGGGCACTGATGGTGCAGGAGGGCGCCAAGCTATACGGGCGCCCGATTACCCTGGCCAGCAATGATGGCGCCTGGTTCACCAAGGCGACTATCGACGCCCTGCAGGCGCTGCGCGATCAGCCTGGCATCGTGATGTTGTTGACCCTTCCCGGCGGGCAGCAGCATCACGTGACTTGGAATCGTGTGGCTGGGTACCCGGTTGAAGCTGTCCCGCTGTTCCGCCAGGTGGTTTACAGCCCCGGCGACCTGTTCCTGCTCACCCTTCGCCTCATCACCGTGGCGCCGCCCCCTGCGCCGACGCCCTGATCTGAACCATCCCGACCAAGCCCGCCCTGTGCGGGCTTTTTTGTGCCCGGAGAATCCTGAATGTCCATCGCCCCCACTGATGTGAAGTTGCTCAAGAGTGAACGCCTGACCGATGAGGCGGACGGCGGCGGCCGCGCCACTGGCGTTGCTGTCGTGGACGGCGAGGTGAACAACGTCTTCCCCGACCTGTCGCGCCTGGACCGCACGGTGGGCCGCATCAGCCTGCGCAAGCTGTTTGCCGGGGTGATGACCACCAATGCCGATGCCTACCTGGGCGCCCATGCCATCGTCACCGAGGGGCCAGCAGATCCTCGCGTCAGCGTGCTGCTGTTCAACACCGGCAGCCAGACCGATGTGCGCAGCAATGCCCGCGATGCCATCGAGAGCTATGTGGCGGCGGCCTCGAGTGCTGCTTTCGAGCTGCTGGGCACCCAGCTCAGCGGCCAGCGTGCCATCGCCTGCGTGCAGCGCGAGGAGCAGCGGGTGCCCGAGGTGGGCGAGGTGTTCCAGCTCAACGGTGTGAACGGCACCCAGTACGTGCGCCTGATGTCGGTCGATCAGCGCCTGGAGCAGTTCACCTACGAGTACAGCTCGGGCAACTTCCTCAACTTCACCCGCCGCCGGCTTGACCTGGGCCTGAGCGCTCCGCTGCTCTTCACCTTCCCGGGTGGCCAGGTGACGCCTGCAGGCACCACGGGCACCTCGCTGGATGGCCTGAACAAGGCGCGAGTGCTCAGCACCCAGGTGGCCGACGCCGCCCGCTATTTCGGCATCAGCAAGCTGGCCCAGGCCTGCGCTGTGGGTGACCTGAGCCTACGGGTGGAGTCTGTCTACAGCCAGTTGGTGCCGAGCACCACGAAGGAGAGCGCGCTGGTTGACCTGCTGGCTGGCTACCAGCGGCAGGTGTATCTGGCCTCTGGCCCGGCGCGGTCGTTGAATCTCACCATCGCGGCCGGCGCCGTGGCGGGCGAGTCGCGCACCTTCCTGGGCACCGGCTGCGCTCCGGGTTCGCTGACGCTGACCCTGAACGGCGGCACCTTCACTGATGACCGCAAGGGCGCCTTGCGCTTTGTGTCCGGCTCCAACTGGCTCAGCAGTGGTCGCATCGACTATCAGACCGGCGAGATCACCCTGGTGCGCACGGGCACCAGTTGGGCCGGCAGCGGCACGGCAAGCTACCAGCCCGGCGCGGTTGCCACGGGCGAAACCATCACCGGCGAGGTCGAGATCACCCTTGGCAGCCGTGGCTACGTCTACACCCTGAACCTGGCCGGGGCCATCCCGCGCCGGGGCACGCTGTCCGTCAGCTACATGGCCCTGGGCAAATGGTATGAGCTGCGCGACTACGGCGACGGTCTGCTGACGGGAGAGGGCGCGGGCACCATCAGCCTGGGCACCGGCAGCGTATCGATCACGCTGAATGCGCTGCCTGATGTGGGCAGCTCGCTGGTTTACAGCTACATCAGCTCGGCCGACAACGCGGTGACCCAGCGTGCCGGCGGCAGTGTCGCCCCCAGCCTGGAGGTGCGCTTTACCCTGCCACACAAGGGCATCCGCCCTGGCTCGCTGGTGGTCACCTACCTGGCCGGCAGCAGCACCAAGACCCTGACCGACAACGGCAACGGCGGCCTGGCCGGCTCGGGTGGGCTTGGGGCAATCACCTATGCCAGCGGTGAGCTGGTCATGGTGCTGAGTACCACGCCATCGGGCGGCCTCTCGTACACCTACGAGCAGGGCACGGTGGGCGGCACGGTGCTGACGGTGACGAGCGACAGCAGCGGTATGGCGACCTTCACCATTCCGGGCGCTCCGCTCAAGCCTGGCAGCGTGCGTGCTTCGTGGGTGACCAGCCGGCGCCAGGCGGCGCCTGCGCTCAACTGGGATGCGGTGGAGAGCGGCAACGCGCTGCCTGTTTTCGATGGCCTGGTGGATGTTTCCAAGGTCGCCGCGGACAACGGCTCCGGCGGCTGGCAGGGCGGGGTGGTGGGTTCGATCAACTACAGCACGGGTGCCTGCACCCTGCAGGTGGCCTCGCTCTACAGCTACAACGAACACACCTACACCAACCGCAAGAAACAGATGCTCAACGGCGCGGTGACCCAGCCGGTGCTGGTGACTACTCCGGTGGCCACGCGCGAGACCTTCGGCGGCGCGCTCTCGGTTGATAGCCAGTCGGCCGGTGTGACCGTGGTGGCTCAGACGGCGACCCAGGCCCAGCCGCCGATCACCATCGACCTGCTGCCGGGCGTTGGCGAGGCCATTGTGCCGGGCTCGCTGCTTTTCAGCTGGAACGGTTCGACCTACTGCGACCGCTCGGGGATTCTCTACCGCGATATCGCAAGCAACACCAACGGCGGCACGGCGGTGGGCTCGGTTGACTATGCCGCTGCTCGCGCGACCCTCAACAGCTATGCCGGCAACGTGGCGGCGCCGGTCACCATCCTGGCCTGTCTCACGGCCTCGGTAGGCTTCAGCGTCACCGCGCTGACCTTCCGCACGCCGGGTGCCCCGTTGCGCTCGGGCAGCCTGCAGCTGTCGGTGGTGCGCACCGACACGGGGGCTGTGGTCACCGCCACGGCGGATGCCAACGGTGTGATCAACGGCGGCATCATCCAGGGCGCCGTCGATATCGCCACGGGCATTGCCCGGGTGGTGTTCACCACCAACCTGGCGGATGAGACCGGCGCCAGTGACGTGCCGGTGATCCCGATCCTGGCGCGCTACAACGCGGTGGTGCAGACCCAGCTGCCGCTCGATGCGGGCCTGCTGGGTCTCGACCCGGTGCGTCTGCCGGGCGACGGCCGCGTGCCGATCTTCCGCGAGGGTGGCGTGCTGGTGATTCACCACACCGCCGAAACGGTGGTGGCCAGCCCGGCGCCAGGCGGCACGGTGGCGCTTGCGCGACAGCAGCAGGCGGTCATCGCGGTGGTGGATGCCAACGGCCTGGCGCTGCGTGCGGCGTCCTACAGCGTCGACCGCGAGGCGGGGAGTGTCACCTGGGCCAACCCACTGGTGCTGCAGACCGAGGACGGATCACCGCTGACCTTGCCGCTGAGGATCCGCGACCGGGTGGAGCACATGACCATGTGCACTGAGGTGCAGATTACCGGCGAGATCGGCATCAGCTCTCCAGTGCCGTGGGCGCTGCCGGCCGGCGAGGCCAAGGTATCCAGTGCCGTGGCCTGGGGCGACCTGCAGTCACGGATCCACGGCTGGTTTACCCAGCAGACGTGGAACCAGGGCGCGCCGAACTGGACCGATGCGCCGATCGGCAACACCACCACCGCGCAATACAACGGCCTGAGCTATCCGCAGGTCATCACCAACAAGGGTGCCATCGACGGCAAGTGGGCGCTGGTCTTCACCAGTGCTTCGGCTTTCCAGGTGGTGGAGGAAAAACTCGGCGTCATCACCACCGGCAACATCACCAGCGATTGCGCGCCGATCAACCCGCTGACCGGAGAGCCCTACTTCCTGATCAAGAAAGAAGGGTGGGGCAGCGGCTGGGCGGCGTCCAACGCGGTGCGCTTCAACACGGACGCGGCCCTCGGCCCGCTGTGGGTGATCCGCACGGTGATCAGTGGACAGGGCACGGTGGATGACGACGAGTTCAAGCTGCAGATCAGAGGGGATGCAGACTGATGCCTCGTGTTTACAGCTCCAAGGACGCCGGCTTGCCGGCGTTCTACATGTCCACCGTTGGCTCGCTGCAGCGGTTCAACAACTACAAGCTGATCCTCAAGGCCTGCCTGGTCACCGGCTATGGTGCCCGCTTGGCGGCGGGGTGGACGTTGGTTGATGAGGGCGACCAGTACCTGGTGCTGCGCAACGCCTCCGGCAACTACGTCACGCTCAGCAGCGGTTACTACCAGAACTCGACGAACCTCAGCTATCACGGGACGTTTCGTGTCTATCTGCATGCCACCTATACAGGGATCAACTCAAGCGGCGTGCCCCAGGGGCAGGGGGTGGTATCCGGCACATCGGGCGCGGCAACGCTGCCTGTGTACTTTGGTACTGACCTCTTCTACTGGTACAGCAACACGCGGTGGGTGATGTTGGCGGATGATCGAACCTTCATCTTCATGCAGGCGCCTTTCACCAGCACGGCCTCGACCATATCGGGAACCCAAATTGACACACAGAGCGGGAACGGTGCTCTTTATGTGGGTGATGATCTGGGAGGTAACCACATCGCTGTGGGTGGGGTTCGAGCGACAACTCCTCCCAGCACACAGCCAGCGCTTTACTTCGACCGTCTGGCGTTCACGACGCTCAGAAACCCAGTGTCTGGCCTGTTGGTAGATACCGCAGGCATCAGCGCGGTTTTTGAGAGCGCCTACGAGGGTAGCGCGGCCTACACCAGCCACACCGGTTCCACGATGTTGTCCTATCTGGGCGCCAGCCCGATTACGGTCATGCCATCCATCGAGATGGGGCTTGTGCGTTGGGCTGCAGCAGGCCAGCCACAGCCTGGACTCAGGGGAATCCGGCGCGATCATCTGATGGCCCGCAACTACTCAAACCTGACGCGGCGGCAGATTGAAGGTGCTCTGACCAGCTCCGACTACACGGGGGACACGATCTTGAGTCTGACCCCGCTGGTGGAAGGCAACGTGTATCTCCCCCTGCTGGCGCACATCGGCGGGCGCGGTGCCTTTATCGTGACTGACAACCCGGTGTACTGGTAATGCCTACATTCTTCGCTCCACCAGTCCTGACCTTGTTCACCTACCTTCGGGATTCGATCCGCTTCAGGATTCTCCGCGATGGCCTCGTGACGCCTGGAGTGAAGTACCTGCGTGTCTGCCGGAGCTTCAACGCTGCCGGGCAAGGAGAGATCGCGCAGGAGGCGCTGGCGGGTGAGTTCACGCCGTTCGTGAGCATCCTGCGTCAGGAGCTGGTCGACCAGCCGGGGTGGGTGGTGTTCGCCGAGGACGCTACACCGCCGGCCAAGGTGCATGCCCAGTACCTGGTGATCCCCGGCGCCGGCACCTACACCATCAACATCCTGACCGGCACCGGCAGTGAGGTCACCGAGCCGGCCACGGTCGATGCGCTGGTCCGGCTCGATGGCCTGCCCGCCTCCCGCGATGTGCTGGTGGTGGAGCGCAAGCTGGATGGCGAGTGGCGTGTGGCCGGCTCGGGCACCTCGGCGGCGGATGGCACCGTGACCGTGGATCTCGATGTGGTCGACGGCTCGCTATACGCGCTGGGCCTGGACGACTTCGGCATTCCGTTCTCGCCTGGCCTGGCTGTCGAAGTGGGCCGGCGCATCCGGCCCTCAGTCTTCACCGGGGTGCTCTACCAGGTCACCGAGCCTGGTGTGCTGCCGGCGACTGAGCCGGCCTGGTGGCCTATCACCAGCGAGGGCTCGCGCGAGCTGGGCACGGCCCGCGCCGAGGCGGTGCGCTACTACCGACCACTGGCCCATGGGCCTGTCACTGCGGAGCCAAGTTGATGCTGACGGTTGAAGTGGGTGGTGGGTGGAGCGCAGCGCGCCGAGCCGACCGCCAGGGCGCCGGCTTGCCCTGGAATGCCCTGGCCAGGCGTGATGCACTGCCGCGCCTGCCATGGCGGGATGGCCTGCGCCGTGACCAGGCCGCCATGGCGATGCCCTGGGATGCGGTGCCGCAGCTCGACACGGCCACCGCTGCGGCCTGGGGTATCGCCGAGGCGCTGAGCGGCCAGCAGAGCGCGCAGCCGTGGGGCTGGGTGCCGAGCAAGGATTTGGCGCTGGTGGCGGGCTGGGACCGCACCTTGCGTGCGCTCGATCTGCGCCTGGTGCTGATCTACAACCCGGTGCCGGCCACCAAGGATGTGGCCAACCGCATCCGGTCGCGGCGCTCCAATGAGTACGGCCCGCGCTTCGACGCGGCGCGCGCCATCGAGGCCAGCCTGTATGTGCCAGGCACTGAGGCGCTGGGGTTCAGCTTCGGCGGCCAGGCCTACGTGCCGAGCACCACGCCGCTGGTGTTCTTTGACTTCCGCTACGTGCCGGCAACGCCCGCCATTCAGCCGACCGACGCAGGCGGCGTGGGCGTGCGCTGGCAGGATGCGCGGCGGGTCAACCTGGGCATGCGTGTGCCTTGGGGCCGGGCCCGGCGCCTGGATGGGCCGCTGACCGGCTTGCCCTATGTGGACTACCCCGGCCCGGTGAAGCCCTTGCCCGAGCCGCCACCCGATCCCGAGATTCTGGACACCTACATGATCGCCAACATCGTCAACGTGGTGGTGCTGCCGTCGCGCACGCCCATCGAGGTCAAGAATGTCCGCGTCGGCCTGGACAAGGACAGCTTCAGCTGGAAATTCAGCTGCGACATCTTCACCCGTGCGGCCCTCGAACTGGTCAAGCCGGGCGAGGAGGGCGGCAAGGAGATCGAGGTCAGCATCAACGGCTGGGTCTGGGTCATCCTGGTGGAGCGCTACTCGCGCAGCCGCAAGTTCGCCAGCGAGGCCTACGCCATCAACGGCTCCAGCCGCACCCAGCTGCTGGCCGCGCCCTATGCGCCGCTGCGCACGGCCCTCAACAATGCGCCGATCAACGCCCGCCAGGCGGCCCAGGCCGAGCTGTTGAACACTGGCTTCACCCTGGAATGGGATGCCGAGAATGTCGGGCCGCCTGATTGGACCTTCCCGGCCGGCGCATTCAGCTACCAGAGCCAGACACCCATGCAGGTAATCGCGCGCATCGCCGAGACCGTGGGCGCCTTCGTGCGGCCGGCGCGGGACTCCGACACCCTGGTGGTGCGGCCGACCTACGAGGCGGCGCCCTGGGCCTGGGGCGACCCGGATGCCCCCATCGAGCGGATCATCCCGCCGATCATGATGACCAGCCTGGATGGCGAGTGGACCCCGCAGCCGGCGTGGAACGCCTGCTACACCTCGGGCACCTCGCACGGCTGCTCGATGCTGGTTCGCCGAGCCGGTACGGCCGGTGATAACCCGACAGCGGATGTGCATGACGACTGGCTGACGGATCAGCCGGCCAACCGCCAGCGCGGTCTGCACGAGCTGAGCAAGGGCGGGAATGTGGAGATCGTCGGCACCACGATCCCGCTATTCCACACCAGCGACGACAAGGGTGTGGGGCTTGTCCTGCCCGGCATGCTCTGTAAGGTGCCGGAGGAGACGGGCGCCTGGGTTGGGCTGTGCCTCTCGGTCGAGATCTCGGCGAGCGGCAGCGGGGCCTCCAAGGTGGAACAACAACTCAAGCTGGAGCGGCATCACTCATGGCCACAGTGAACCCGTGGAAGCGATTCATCGGCCTGCTGCCCGGCGGCGTGCGCACCGTGGGCACGGTGAAGGCCATCAACACGGGCGCCGGTATCAGCGAAGTGGAGCTGCGTACCGGCACCCGCGTGACCATGCGCGGTGTGGATGTGCCGGTGAACAGCAAGGCGTACATCGCAGACGGTGTGATCACCGGGCCGGCGCCGAGCCTGCCGCACTTCGATGTAGATGTTTAGTCGAGGTCGGCTTCCACAAGCTCCTCGCGGGCTATGCGCAGGAGCTGGGGCACGTTGAAGTCCAGTCTGGCCCTGGTGTTCTGTGAGACCACCAGACGCACGGAGATGCCGCCCTGCAGTGCTTCCCACAGCTCCTGTGGGGTGGTGCCTTCGGCGACTTCGAGAATAACGGATTCGCCAACGCGGCGGGTTACGGTGAGACCCATTTGAACCTCTGTGCGAGAGCCACCTTCCGTGGCGACCGCCGAAGCGTAGACCAATCCGCGCTGGCGTGTGGTTCAGCCGGGGTGGTCTTCGGTGTTCGGGCCGATCAGCGCGCGGGCTATCCGGCGCAGCTCGGCATGGGCTGCCAGGCGCTCCTCTGCTGTCAGTGCCTCTTCCGCAAAGGCCTGGGCCGCCGCTTCCGCATCGAGTACCTGCGCCGCTGCGAACTGCCGCGCCACGCGCCTGGCTAGCCCCTGACGTACCAGCTTGTTACCCATAACCACCTCTCAACCTGTGCCGGCGGATTGAACCCCGCCTGCCGCATCAATTCAACCGCCCGCCTTGTGCGGGCTTTTTTGTGCCTGGAGGAATGATGACGCCACGTGAACTATGCAACGGCCCATTGGCCGAGGCGCTGTTGCTGCTACCCGCGAAGATGACCAGCCCTGAGGCCGAGCTGATGCTTCTGGCGATCGGCCTACAGGAATCCGAACTCAAGTACCGGCGTCAGCATGGCAATGGACCAGCGCGCTCCCTGTGGCAGGGCGAGCAAAGCGGCGGAATGGTCGCCGGGCTGCTCGCCTTCCATGACCAGGATGTGCAGGACCTGGCGCGTGGCCTGTGCGTCGTGCGTGGTGTGTCGGCCCAGCCGCGAGTTGTCTGGGAAGCGATCGAGCATGACGACGTGCTGGCGGCTGGCCTTGCGCGCCTGCTGCTCTTCACCGACCCGGCCAGGCTGCCGGGCCTCGGTGACGAAGAGGGCGCCTGGAAGCTTTACCTGCGAACCTGGCGCCCCGGCGCCTTCACCCGCGGCACCGCCACGAAGCGCGCAGAGCTGCGGCAGAAGTGGGCGAAGTACCACGCCCAGGCTATGGAGGTAGTGACATGCAGGTGACCTCTCTGCTGTCTACACCCACCACTGGCTGGCTGCGCATGGCGCTGCTGCTGGCCCTGGCAGCCGCCGCTGCCGGCGTCACCTGGTGGGGGCTCTCTCCCCGCATTGCCCTGCAGGAGCAACGCGCCGGCACCGCCGAGCGCGACCTTGCTGAGGTTCAGGCCATGGTCGAGCTGCAGGCCGGTGTGCTGGTCAGCCAGCAGCAGCAGCTCGGCGATCTGGCCGACATTGAGCGGCGTATGCAGCTGCTCGGCCAGGCGGTTACCCGCAACGCATCAGCCCATACCAGGGCTCTTGAGGAGTTGAAACGCAATGACCAAGCGATCGCCGCTTACCTGGCTAGCCCTGTGCCTGGCGCTCTCGGCCGGCTGTACGAGCGCCCCGAAACAACCGACCCCGCCGCCTACCGCGCCCCGGATGGAGTGCAGCCTGGTGCCGTGCCGGCTGCCGGAGCGGGCATCGATCCTAGTGAATGATGACTGGCGTCGGGCGCTGGATGAGTCGGAGTCGGCATTACTGACCTGTGCTCAGCAAGTGTTAAGTTGCATTGAACGAGTAAACGCGCAATAGGCTACGTGGGCTATTGATAGATGCTGGCAAGGTATGGGTGTAGAACTATGCTCGCGAGCTCGTAGATTGCCAAAGCTCCTAATCCTAATGGAGTGATCAGTTCTACAATGAGCCATCTCAGTGATTGAGAGTTTTTGAAGAAGCTCCAGCGGCGTTCAAATCTTGTCAGTTTTTGCTCAATTGTTTTGATGGTTCGTGGGTCCGCTTGAGCGCTATTTTGAATGGCTTGTATGCCTGATTCAATTGCGCCCGATATTCGCATTTTTTCTTCATCGCTAAGGTCAGACTTGTTAAGTAAATCTCGAATAGAGGTGAGCTCTTTACTGAACCTGATTGCTGGTTGATGGTTGAAAATCATCCATCGTACAAGCGTGTTGTCGCGGCCTTCAGCCACATCTTCGCCCATTCCGTCGAACGTATACGGGCTGGCGCTAACACTGGTAAGTCTGATTTGCCATTCGGCGAAATAATCTATTGCGCACCAGAGGAAATGAATGAACCAATAGATGCTCAGTAAGAGCAAGATGAACTTCACTAGTGCGTCATCAAGTCCTACTAGTTTGAATCCATTTGTAGAGAGGTCGGAGGATATTGTTACTTTGCCATACACCATTACCAAAATAATGCTGCTTATAGCAATGCAGTTTCTGCGAATCTTTTGAACGTAATCTGAAAACTCTGGGATGAATGGATGTAGTAGCGCATTTTGGACTGCTTCGCTGATCTCAATCGGGCTCTTGCGTCGAGAAAAAAAGCTCATTAGCTCTTCCGTATGCTTATTTTGATTCTTGAATTTTACCCCCAACTGTCTCGGCTTCGAAAGCAGTTACGTTTGCCAAGCGCAGATCTTTGAATGGAGACCTTATGTAATTAAGAAAGGGAGCAACTGGTCTTGATGCGCTAACACCAGTACCAGTTGCCGAACCCGCAGACCGTACCTGCAAGCCCAGCCAAGGCTCCCGCCTCGTGCACGAAGCGAGCGCGAGCCTAACACTGTTTATTTATACAGTAAAAGGTTTGCATATGACCCAACCGATCATCCCCTGGATGGGCGGCAAGCGCCGCCTGGCCGACCGTCTTATCCCGCTGTTCCCGCCCCATGAGTGCTATGTCGAGGTCTTTGCCGGTGGCGCTGCGCTCTTCTTCCTTCGCCCGCAGCCAGCGCCCGTCGAGGTGCTGAACGATATCAACGGCGACCTGGTGAGCCTCTACCGAGTGGTGCAGAACCACATCGAAGAGTTCGTGCGCCAGTTCAAGTGGGCGCTGTCCAGTCGGCAGCTGTTCGAGTGGCAGAAGATCACTCGGCCGGAGACCCTCACCGATATCCAGCGCGCGGCGCGCTTCTTCTACCTGCAGCACCACGCTTTCGGCGGCAAGGTGGCTGGACAGAACTTCGGCACCGCTACCACCGGGCCGGCACCTAACATCATGCGCATCGAGGAGAATCTCTCTGCAGCCTGGCAGCGCCTGGCCGGTGTGTATGTGGAGAACCTGCCCTGGCTGGAATGCGCCGAGCGCTACGACCGCCCCCACACCTTCCTCTACATGGACCCGCCCTACTGGCAGACCGAGGGCTATGGCGTGGACTTCCCCTTCGATCAGTACCTGGTGATGGCTGACTTCATGCGGCGCTGCAAGGGACGGGTGATGGTGAGCATCAACGACCATCCGGATATCCGCGAGGCGTTCGGCGGCTTCCACATGGAGCGGATCGATATCCGCTACAGCAATACCAACCAGCGGCAAGGCGCGGCCGAGCTGACCGGTGAGCTGGTGATCATGAACTGGGCGCCGGCTTCTCTTGGAGGGCTTTTTTATGATCACTAGCTTGTCAATATTTGGGCGTCAAACTTTTGATTGAGAAAGCGAGAATTGCATTGCAGAATCACATTTTTAACCGATGGGGGTGATGCAATGCGTGATGGTGCGGGTCTTCTTTTTGCGGTGATAGCGATTCTGGTTGCCGGAGCTGCATTGTGGATTGCGAGAAAAACGGGAGCAGACTTCTCGGTTGCCCTAGAGGCCTGCGCTAAGACGGCGGGCGTCATTATCGTGGTTGGGCTCATAGCCTGGTTCAGTTCATGGAAACCCTCCACTTTCTTCGCGCTTGCCGTTGTTGTTGCTTATCCCTTCTGGTGGCCAGTGATGGATAGTGCAGGTCACAACGCTACCGATACCTCAACCGATTTGATTATCGACACTGTGGTTGCGATGCCGTGGTGGACCTCCACTTGGTTCAAGGCGCTCTCTGAGTTAGCTCTCATTGGCGCCGGTGGGTATTTGGTCTTCGGTCGGTCTCGTTATTGATTGCCTATTAGGGCTGCGCTTCAACAAGTCGCGGCCCATGATTTCTGACGTTTCCGACCTCTTTGCCCACTTTGAACCACTCGAAGTCTTCTGCCGGGCGGCCCTGATAAAACACCAACTGCTCTGCGCGCGGGGTCGTGGTAGCTGGGTCAAGCCATTCGCGTGCTAGCTCCGGTGCTAGCACCACCGGGCGGCGGTCATGCACATCGACCATGCCGCCCTCGGCGTCGGCAGTGATGATCACGAAGCCGTCGCCCTCGCGCGGCTCGCGGCCATCCTGCGGATATTGGCCGATCGCGGCGAAGAAGCAGGGCGCGCCGTCTCGTAGGCGGATGAAGTAGGGCTGCTTGTGCTTCGGGTCGGCTTCATCCTTGACCCATTCGAACCAGCCGTCAGCCGCCACCAGCCCGCGGTGCGGCCAAATCTGCCGGAAATAAGCGCTCTCGGCCACCTTCTCCACCCGGGCATTGATCGGAGGTGGCATCTTCCCCTTCGCCCAGTACGGCATCCATCCCCACCTCACCGCGGCCACCACGAGGCCGCCGGCCGAACTGTGCAGCACCTGCACCTGCGTGCTCGGCGCCACGTTGTAGCGATCGATAGGCTCGTCACCGACCAGGCCGATCACCTCCTGCTCGCTGTCCAGCTCCCGCAGATAGTCCCGCATGCCTCGGTACTGAGCGAACCTCCCGCACATCCTCCCACCTCCTGTCGTTCGACATTGACGGCCGTCTGATTCGCCAATACTGTATTTATATACAGTTAAATCAGGCATTCAACCGTGGACAGCGTTTCCATCCTCGGCCCCGTCGCGCCCTCGTCGGTCACCATTCCCTTCTTTCTGCCGTCCATCCCGGCTGGTTTTCCAAGCCCCGCCCAGGACCACCTCGAGCAGCGCATCTCGCTCGACGAGCTGTTCGGTCTGCATCGCCCGCAGATCTACCTGGTGCGCGTGGCCGGAAACAGCCTGCAGGGGCTGGGCATCCATGACGCCGACCTAGTTCTGGTCGACAAGGCGCTCACGCCGCGCCGCGGCGATGTCGTGGTGGCCTGCGTGAACGGCGAGCCCCTGCTGAAGATCCTCGGCGGCGATAAGCACCAGGTCATCCTACTGTCCGCCAATCCGCAGTATTCGCCGCGCTACATCATGGAGTCCGAGGAGTTCCAGATCTGGGGCGTGTACATCGGCCTGTGCCGGGTAGGGCGCGCCAGTGGCTGA